TGGAAAGCAAAGTAGCTGAACAAGTCTGTGAAAATGATATTGTTAATCGTAAGATAAATACTTTTAAATGCCTTGTAAATGGAGATATATCATTATCGTGGAATACGAATAACATTATAATTTAATTCAAAATAATATAATCATGAATAAAATAAGACTAATACTTCGTTGGTTATTTATTCCATTGTGGACTATACTATTTTTTGTGTATTTGCTTATATGGTATATGCAAATGAGTTGTACTATTTCAGCTTTCAAGATTATTGGAATACTTTTCTAATATTATGGGATAAAATAATGCTATTAATGAGATTAAAAACAAGAAAGACATTAATTATTTTGTAAACTTGCATTTTGGGTAATTACTGCATCCGGTGAAATTTCCGTACTTCCCTTTCCGTTCGACTAATTGGTTGCCACATCTGGGACAAATACCGTTATGGATCATAGTGTTTTTGTTTGTAATAATCTGATGTATCTTTTGCTTATGCTCTTTTTTAGTATCTTTAGTCACTAAATTTGAGTGAGATAGTTTTTCCGTTAATATCTGGACATCTACAGAATTTATGGTGGGAGTAGTGTAGCTATAAATAACATCTTTTAATTGGTTTGAGTATATAACGATTTCTCGGGTATTACATTTTAGAGTTGCACCTCTTAAGAATACAATGATTGGTATGAATTTATTTTCGGGAATGCTCAAAAGACTTTCCAACGCTTTCACATGAGAGTAGTTTTGTTTTAATGGGTTCTGGAACTGATATTTGTTACCATACATATTTTTAGTCCAAAATTCAGAATAGTCTGAACCGAAAATCCAACCAGAGTAGTTCTTGGTTTCAATAACAAAGATACCATATGGTGATACTACAACATGGTCAATTTGTACAGAGCGTTCATTTATACAGATATAAATATCGTTAAATAGATGATATTCACTTGGAAGTGACATTAGTATTTTGGAAACCTTTCTTTCTCCATATTTTCCTTTGATGGCTGCTTGATTATATCCTAATGTAATTGCAATTACAAAAATTGCAATTACTATTATAACAATAATTTCCATAAGTTATCAGTTTTAATAGAACTTGATTAAGTATCTGCAAATGTAAAAATAATAAATATAATATGAAAGCAATTAGTATTAAACAGCCGTGGGCTTATTTGATAGTCTACGGCATCAAAGACATTGAAAACCGTACTTGGGCGTGTCCTAAAAAGTATATTGGGCAAAGGGTACTGATACATTCAAGCGCCATCCCCGTGCAAATGATAAATCCTAATAGTGTATTCACAAGGCAACAATGGGACAGTTTATCACTTGGATTTCAGAGAGATATTATTTGCGGTGAGGGATATGTAAATTCTGCTATCATCGGAAGTGTTGAGATAGTAGACTGCGTAATAAATCACTCTTCCATTTGGGCGGTGAAGGAAGGTTATAACTGGATACTGGCTAATCCTATTATTTATGATGAACCTATCGGAAATGTGAAAGGGAAACTATCTTTTTGGGAGTATGATGGTCCATTAGTGCAGACGAAGGAAAATGTTGATAGATTAACTTATAGAGAAAGGCTTATAGCTATGCGTAAGGAGATGGAAGAAAGGGGGCGATCATGGTAGGGAATATTCGTATTAGACGTAGGAAAGATAAATACCATGCATGTTATGGAAGAGCAGGGAGATGGTAGATATTTTACTATTGAAGGGGGAAAATGTAATTCAAAGGAGGATGCCATAGAGCTAAAAAAACTAGAGAGAAAGTTAGATTGTTAAATCAGAATCTTAGAATACAATTGAGAGAAAAGAATAAATCAAATGGATGATCACATAAATCAAAGTTTGTATGCTGATTCAATAAAAGAAGCTACAAAAGTAGAGTTCCTTGCAAGTAGTGAGGAACTTTTTTTATATGCTGTTTCCCTGTATAATTCGATGATGTGGGGCAGAAAGATTGACCGGGAAAATCTTAGAAATAAGAAGAGATCAAAAAAAATAGGGAGAACTAGCAAGGTGTAAAAGCATTGTTCTCCCCAATCATTCACGATTGTATAGCAAATATACTATTTATTTTTAAAATAATCGTGTTATGGATAGAAATTTTAATGAAAAGACGTGGGTAAATGTACGTGAAATAGGGATAATTCTTAATGTTCATGCCTTTGTAGTGTATTCGTATTTATTACAGATTGGGGTAAGGTGTGTTAAAGATAGATATGGGAACGGGTATGTCAATGGAGTAGATATAACCAAGCATTTTGAAGGTTTAAAGAAATTTGTGAAAGGATTGAGGAATGGAAGAAAAGAGCAAGCCCCCCTCAAAGAGCTGGCTTTTATTGATCCTGTGATAGGGAGTCATAATGATTGGGAGAGTAAAGCGGATGGCTTGGACAAGGTGAAGAAGGATTTTTATGCCTCATATACAAATCAGGTCTACAGGATTAATCACTACCAGAATTTAAAGAAGGCTTTGTTCCGGTGGGAACGTGCCACGAGAGTCTGGAAGTATGTGGAAGAAGAAAGAACTGCACAAGACCCTAATGAATGGATGGAGAGCATTTCGTTAAAATACAAGCTGTGTAATACGATATACGATGAAGAACGCCGTAAATCTGTACTTGACACAATTTGACATGGCTGTAAGAGTGATATCGGGTAAATTTGCTATTGATATAAAACTGATTATAGCATGGCGTACAATTTAAAGGAAATGACTGAAATGTGCTCTAAATGGGTGGCTGAAAATGGGCTAATGGAGCATGGCGGTGCGAGGTTGAAAGACTTTTGCGCTCATTTCGGCATAGACTCTCAAACATACTATCGTTGGCTTGAAAATGCGGATTTTGCGGATGCTATAAAAAAAGGGAAAAATGAGTTTAAGGAGAAGCTAGAGCAGAGGTTAGTTGAATCTCTGTCAAAAGCTGCTTGTGGATATGAATTTGAGGAAACCAAAACAGAATATGAAGGAAAGAAAGTAAAGAAGAAAATAGTAACAGTGAAGAATGTAGAGGCGAATGTTGGTGCTGCTATATTCTTGCTTACAAATATATCTCCAGATCGTTGGCGTAATAAACAAACTGGAACCGATGTGAAGACGGAAGGAGTAACATTGAAGGTCGAAGTATTGAAAGAAGAATCGGTTAGTAATATTAAGAAGCTCTCTACACTATCGCAGAAACGGAAGATGAAAGGAGAGGGGGAAACAGAAGGCTCTGGACAATGAAAACGACCTATGTTTTTGACAGGCTATTAGAAGCCACGGTAAATCCAGTGATTCGTGGAGTATCCTCACGGGGTGGTACTCGATCTTCTAAAACGTGGAGCATGTTACAGTTGCTTTATCTTATTGCTGAGCAGTCTGAAGCTCCTTTACTCATATCGTGTGTAACTGATACAATGCCGGGAGTGAAACGTGGTATGTTTCGCGATTTCAAACGTATGTTGCAAGATGAAGGTCTTTGGAATGGCAAGGCAATGAATTTAACCGAAATGACCTACACTTTTCCTAATGGATCACAGATAGAGTTTTTCGGTTGTGAGAATGCTGCGAAAGTATTTGGTCCTGCACGTGATATCCTGTTTGTAAACGAAGCACAGAGGGTCCCGAAAGAAGTATTCCGGCAAATGGCGGTTCGTACTCGTTTGATGCTGTATGTAGACTTTAATCCAGTTAAGAAGTTTTGGGCACACGACTATTTCAAGGGGCCCGGCATGGTGGAAATCGTCAGCACCTACAAGGATAATCCATATTTGACACCGGAGCAGATCGAAGAGATTGAGAGAAATAAGGCTGATGAAAACTGGTGGCGAATCTTCGGACTTGGTGAAACAGGAGGAACCGAAGGACTGGTATATCCTGAATATGATATTGTGCCGGAGTTTCCTGTGAATTGTAAATGGTGTCTTGGTCTTGACTTCGGTTTCTCTGGTGATCCTACGGCGATTGTAAAAGTTGGCTTCGATAAAGATGATCTTTATGTTCAAGAGATCGCATACTCTACAGGGCTGTTGAATTGGGATATTGCGAATGTCTTGCGCAAGAATGGGCTACATAAAGTTACCACTATTGCGGACAATCAAGAAGCGAAGAGTATTGCTGAGATTTCTCGTTTGGGATGCCGCATATTTCCATGTATAAAGGGAAAAGGATCAATCATGGCAGGTATTTCACAAGTGAAGCAGTTTAAAATGCACATTGTACAAGGTAGTCGAGGTATACAGGACGAAGCAGATAATTACTCTTATGTATTTGACAAGATGACCGGACTCTATGATACGAACGAGGCAGTAGACGAAAATAATCACGCTATGGACGCTATACGATACGCGACTGAGTTTCTGATCGCCAAGTATCGTCCCGGCAAGAAACAAAGAAAAGATGAAGAAAAGCGAAATTAAAACCTTTCGGGGATATGTGCGATATCAGATATATCGCCTATTTACCCCATTTCGTTGGTTATGGAAGACGTTTGTTCGTCTGACAAGTAGATATCAACGCTTGATGCAATTACGGCGTATAGCGAATCTAAAGCCGGATGCTGTGGAGAGTCTTTCGCAAGATGAAGCCGCACTTCTGCATTATATGTCAGAATACTTAATACCTTCTCGCTGGGTAACACGTAATGGACAGATCATTTATACGTGTCCATCAGTTGAAGATGTAACTCTCTGGCAGATGATCGAAGCGCGCAGAGCTGAAACAGTATTAGAACGTATTAGCGGATGGACTGGGGGATATGTACCAGAAACTGTCGCTGATATGGTGAAACTGACAAAGTACATTGTGGAGCAGATTGGGCAGGCTGACGAGCTGGAACGTGTACTGTTACCAGGTGCAGGTGGTTCCGGTGAATCGAATCCAATCACTGAAGCTAAAAGTGTGCTAGGAATGGTACAGATCACATCCGAACTGTTTAACTGCTCATTCGAAGATGCGAAGAAGATAAACTACTCAGATGCTATTCTAGCGATCAGCAAGAGACATGATGAAGTTGAGAAACAAAAATCTAAAACAAAATAATCATGGGAAAGAAATACAGTATTAATTCAGCAGGAAGAATCGTAGCCGAGAGAGATATTTATTCTCTCGGCGGACTTATAGTAAAAGGGTCCATAGGTGGTTCGGTAAAAGACGAAACACAGTTATCACAGAGCGGCGAATGCTGGTTGAATGCAGGTGATATATCGAACCGTCCGGATATCGTAATCAAGGATAACGCCTTTATAGGAGAATTCTTTCCGGGTACGAATCCCGTTCATACGGATATCATAACGGAGTTTAGCGGAAATACTAAAATTCCGGGTAAAATTAGTGTTAGATGCTTCGCAGCAGATACTAAGAATAACACGTTCATCAAGGATTCGTTTATCGGAATAACTATGGATGTCGTTTGTGGACCTGCTACTAATACGAAGAACTTCCCTATGGAGCAAGGACGATATAATCAGGATGCGCCGAAAGGGACATTATTCACGAGCGCAACAATGAAGGTAGCTGCTGAAAACTTCGTGCGAAATACGGCTACTCTTAGGCTAGGGAAAAACACATATGTGTACACACCGACAGGGTTTAACGCTAGAATATATTGGGCTTATGTTGATCCTACGGGACAATTAGCTTATGCGGGGGAATCGCTAGCTGTTTCACAAGCTCTTACAAAACTGGACCATCCCGTATATAGGGTATGTATGGTTGCCTTTGCCCGGAATCCTACATTGACCCCCGCTGAACTAGGAGAATCCGGAGCTAAGATACTAGGACACATTAGTGGTTCCCTGTTACAGGACTTTCGTCCGGAATCTGCATCGGGTCAGTACATGATGGATAAATCATCGTTCCTCATGAACACCGACAACTTTGGATTGAATACCACACAGTTGCGATTCTTGGCGGGTAGTATGTACGATACTACCATGTACACAAAGACGGATAGACAGGATTATAAACCGTATGGTACATTCCGGAATGTAGAACGGCTGGAATATACTAAGTATCTGGCCGATTCGCACCGTACCGCAGCAACTAGGGATACTTACATCTCCGCTTATGATTGCCCCCTGTTACGGGTAGACGATTATACGTATAACACGAGTTTAACATCCACCGGAGACTTAACTCTTCGTAGATGTATTGTCCCTAAAGCTGAATTCCAAAATGACGTTATAAACGGGAATACCTACGAAGACATAGATTTCTCCTACGCAAACGAAGACTTGGGATTCACAATGACGGGATACACTAGATTCATTTCAAGCCATAAGCAGGGCATATACCGCATGATCGGAGGTCCTACTTCTACGGGATTCGCTAGTCACAAGGGTAACTTGGCTGATACGGCTAGACTGTATCAAGCGGAGGTGTATCTCCCGTTGGATGGCGATTTGGTGGAATCCGGAAGTTACTCGGATTTGCCCGGAACGGACTACGAGGATGCCAAGATTGCAGCGAGTAACCGTGTCAGAATGGCACGTCCTTTGGCAACCTTCGGAGCAATTTTTCCGAGTATGCCCACAGGGTATGCGGTTAACGCCATCATATATCTTGACTCGTCCTTCATAATTACTAGCGTAGTATCAAATCCAACTAGTATTAGTACGGATGACCCGTATTTCATTTTGGTATTCAGAAAAGGAGACGGTAATACCCCGTTACCTGTAAACGAGTTCATTGCGCTTAACATAACATTACGCATCATAGACCACACGAAAGTACCGGAAATAACAGGTTCCGCCTACGTGGGTGCGGGTTGTACCGTTCGTGGAGATGTTAAGCTAATCGGCGACCCTTATGTTAATAGACTGTTGGATGTGAATGCGTGGGAATGGGGAAGCATAAACGAAGGTTTACTACTCAATGGGTGGGAGGCTGCTAAGAATCCTTCGGGAGGACCAACCGACGTAGACAGGAGACGCTTTAAAGAAGTTATCCCCGTAGAACCGGGTGCAAAGATATCATGCAATTCCGGGTATTGGTTTAACTGCTATGTGTACGCTTTTGACGGTACATATCTTGGTACGTCTAATTGGTCGCGGTCTTGGACCGTTACACCGGATAGAGCTGCTTTTATAGGGATTATCTTGAAAAAATCCGAAGCCGTAGGCGGTACGAGCTACATAGAAGATTCCGATATCTCTTTGGCAAACGTTAAGTACGTTCGTGCATTCAAGAAACGTAGATACATAACCAATGAGCTAGACCGGAATTCATCAGAAGATATCTTGATAGGTCCGGATTATTGGGAACAGGGAACAGCCGGAGGCGGACAAGCAGACGCAGGTAAAACCTACGAGGAACTTAAAGCAACATCCGGAACCACTATAAGACTTAAACGTCCTATAAATGTTTCCCCGTCATCTAGTATATCATCGGCATCGGGATTTTCAAGGTATATTAGGGTGCTAGACGCAGTAACTAAATTCCATTTAGGCGAACCGTTGAACAGCGCCAAGATGGCTTTACTTGCTGTTATTATTCAGAAAGACCCATCGGCTGCGATAACTCCATCGGAGATACCCAATTCTAGGCTAGTGTTGGAATTCGTACCACAGCCGAGAATCATAGTTCCTTATGGGTCTGCTACTTTGTTCATAAGTGGTCCTAAAATCCGGATGTACGACAACGCCGTGTTATCCCGGAACCTAAAACAAGAAGGGGAGATTGTTTTGAGCGGTGACGCCGTAATGGGCTACGACTTTAATTCGGGGTCGTGTATGTGTTCTAATGGTCACAGTGACGCAATAATTAAGTTACCATGAGATTCATTGATATATTAACCTTTATGGATGGGGAAGCCGTGAAACTCGGCTTGCCTATCTATTTCGGAGATACGTCTACTATTAACGAGCTAGTGAATGACATCTCAGGTATGTTCTTAACGTTTGATGTCCCGGACGGTGGTATGTCTAAGTTGCCTCCTGCCACCCGGAAGTATAACGTAGTATTACAGTGCTTAGATAAATCGTACTATCTTACGGATAACGCTGCCGAACTTGATACATTAATGCGTACCGATTTGGCTTTAAACAAACTAATGTCCGCTTTTGTGTGTCACTTCGATGTGGATGGATTGAGTTTCAGGAAGGTACAGAATATCTATGACTCAATGAAGTCCGGTTGGAGTGTAACATTTTCTATAACAGATGATTTATTGAACTATGGATAAGGAGATATTGCAGGTTGTAGAACAGATAAAAAAGGAAATATTCGAATCTTATGTTTCGAAAGGTTTGGTAGCGTCTGGTGAATTTGGGCGTGATCTAAAAGTAAACGATCTCGGTGATAGGGTAACTATTACTGCACCGCATTATGTCGTACAGATGGAGCAGGGTAGGAAAGCGGGGAGTTTTCCGCCTGTCTCCGCCATTAAAAAGTGGATTCAAGACAAGAACCGGACGGTTGGTGCAAACATCCCGGAGGAAGCAGCTTTCGCCATCGCTTATGTGATGAAGCGGGACGGCATCAAGGTTCCTAACAAATACAATGGTGGCGGGGTAGTCTCCGACATCATCAATCCCGAAAGGGTGAAGCGGTTAACGCTGGATATAAATAAGATCATTAAAGCAAAAATTCTAACAATATTAACGCAATGAAAGTATCTGTACCACGAATCGGTCTGAACGTAGACATCCCCGATGGCAAGGTCTACAACTATCCGGGATGCTTGACTATATGGGATAACATCCCGTTGAAGCTGATCGTTACGGACCTTCCTACGGACATCATAGTATACTTCTTTATACAATGCCGATCCTCCCTAGACTCGTTCTACGTAGCTAACTTGGAACCTGTCAACGGGATAGAGATAGACTTGGCATCCCACTTCTACCCGCTCCTCCCGGCATACAAGGACCGGATAGCCGGGTACACCGTGGAGCTAGGGCTGACTCACAGAGCTAACCTAACTGCCAACGTGCAGACACAGCAGTTCCGGATGCCGATCATGAACCTAGCCAGCCGGAACAACATCAACCGGGTATCTAATGCCGACACGGACTTCCGGGACGAATTGGGACGCAGAGCACCGCTAGCGCATACGCTGGATGATGAGTTCTTCATCAACAGTCAATATCACGACCGCACCTATGACATGGAAGTAATCTATCAAGACGGGTCTACGGACATGCTGAATTACTCGCAGGGTGGCGGTCTTCCGGATGCCTGTCAGTTCAAGAAGGTCACGCTCAAGAATCCGGACGGGTCCGTAGCAGCCGTGAAGTTCTATCCGGAGGAGATTTCCGCATGCGGAGCGATCACGCTGCGCTGGCTTAACTCTTACGGGTCCTATGATGCGATCTCCTGCTACAATTGGAGCACGCAGCCTACGATCACACAGGGCTTGGACGGTGGCACGGTAACCAAGCGAGAGTTGACCTGCGTATTCGAACTGACCGAGGCTAACAAGTTCGCTCTTGATGTCCTGTCAACGTCTCCGGACGTTACGGTGAAGGGCTTGGATGGCGTGCCTAATGACACCAAGATGCGCTGCTCCTCGACTACGGGAGTCAAGTATACGGCATCCGGCTTGGCGAAAACAGCAACGTTAAAATTCCAATACTAACATGGATATAAAGATAGCTATAAACGGTACGTACTTGGAGGGCTTGACTAAGACAGATGTCAAACTCTCCATCAATGCGTCATCTCCCTACTCGTTCGGTGAGTCTACCCGTACCTACTCGGCCAATATCAAAGCACCGAGAAACCGGGTAAACGATGGTATCTTCTATCAGATGCGAAACTTCGGTTACGTGAAACGTGACATGAAGTACGAGGCTAGGATTTACATAGGTGGCATCGCTATCAACAAGCGGTTCAAGGCTAAGGTGACCTGCGATGAGGAGAGCTACAGCGTTGCGCTGTCACAGTCTGATCTCAAGATGTCGCAGTTGCCCAAAGAAGTCGTGGAGGCTACTCTCATCGACTCGAATGTGGGCAATACCCGGTTCTTCCGGGCTAGCGATCTGATCACGAAAGCACTAGGTTCCCCTACTCCCGTGGCGTTCCCTGCTATCGACTACGGAGGCTACGCACCGGGTCTGATCATTGAGAACAAGGGTCAGCTAGGAATTTCCGATCTGCTCGTAGGCAAGTCTGTCACGGTGTTTTGGCGATACGCTTCTGAGACTGATGACGGGACCAAGTACTTTAAAGGGAACGCTCTAGACATCAAGGAGTACGATACCCGGACAGCCATGACAGCACCGGGTGGCGTGACTCAATCGACTACGGCTGTCGTTACTATGGACAACAACGCTTACATTACGCTGGACATGTCTAATGTAGGGACGATGCTGAACTACGTGGTCCTCAAGGCTGTGTATAACAATCAGACGGTGGCGATCTTTCAGAAGGATGACGATCAGAACGATATCACGCAGGTCCGCTACAAGTACGTGTCCACGACCATGAACATACCGATCTATCAATTCTATGGCTTCTACATCAGCCGGGATATCAATGACTACAATAAGTTGAATGCGCTTCCGCCATCCTTCATGTCACCGGACGAAGCCGTGAACCTGTCGGGCAAGATAACATCGCTTCAGAATACCGCAGGGCTTACACAGGAATGGGGAAACTGCGGAGTATCGGATGCCATAACGTATCTCACCGACATCTGCAAGATATTCCAATGGGGGTGGAAGTCTACGACAAACGTGGATGATAGCGGAAACACGAACATCATGGTCAACGTGTACAAACTGATCGCTGACGATGCCCGTAACGTGGACCGGAATCAAGGTGCGGTAACCTTCAACGAGTTCCGGCAGGACTGGTCGGACTTTTACCTGTCAACCGACAAGATCGAGGATTCCGAGGGATTCCCTAATACTGCGGTGTTCAAGATCGGGGATTACTTCAAGAGTCTACAGGTTTCGAAGGCGTCTTTTACCGCTAAGGGAGACATCGTGGAATCCAGCGTTCCGTACCCTCAAGATGGTACGTATCCTAGATTCGCCATTCGTAAAGGAGAGGTGGGTGCTGGGTCTACATGGGTAGAGTACTTCAAATCAATCGAGTATACGCAGTCGCTTCAGAAATACTACGGACTGTTTTCGGACGCATTGGACGTGACAATTAAGGCTAAAATACCTTATTATCACATCGAAAACAAGTATAAGGAGAACGGGATAGTGTGGTTTAAGCAGTTGAATGCGTTCTTCTATGTCCGGTCGATCACGGACTACAACATTTCCACGCAGGAATGTAAGGTAAAACTAACTAAAATTAATCTTAATCGTTAAATAAATGGCAGATAATGTTACATTACTAGACCTTTCGTTCAAGACGGACGAGGCAGTAGAAGGTTTGGACGCTCTGATCAAGAAGTCTTTAGACCTTGCAGAAGAAAAGAAACAGCTAACCAAGCAGATAAACGCCGAGAAGACGGCACTTGCCGGGCTTCGTCAGAACTATAAAGACAATCTTATAGATCAAACGGCGTTCGAAAAGGCAACGGAGAAGTCAGAAACAGCGATCATATCGTTAACCAAACAACTAAACAATAATAAGAATGAGACTTCCGAGAATACAGCCGCTATTAAAGCACACACTACCATTGTCAACTCGGAAGCGGAAAGCGTGGAAACCCTGCGAGCGAAGTTATCCCTTAACACGAAGGCACTAAACAAAATGTCCGTTGAACAGCGGACAAACTCGGAGGCTGGGAAACAGATGGTAGCCCAAACCAAGGAAATCTCCGACAAACTGAAAGACCTTGAGAAAGGTGTGGGAGATACCCGTAGAAACGTGGGTAACTATGCAGAGGATATCGAGAAGGCAACCGGAAGCCTCGGCGGTATGACTGGCGCAACCGGGCAAATGGTCAAAGGTATGTCCGGCGGTATTGCTTCTATAAAGGCATTCAACGCTGCATTGATGGCGAACCCCTTTGTTGCCATTGCATCGGCTATTCTTGCGGTGATCTCAGCTATCGGAAAGTTGATGGACCGCAACAACGAACTGGCTGTTTCCGTTAAGACTATATTAGCACCTATCGAGTTGATCATAACTAAGGTATTGGACGCCGTAGCCGCTCTGTTTGTGGAGATAGTCAAGGTTTTTGAGTGGCTGGCAGAGGCTTATATTAAGGTTTACAACTGGTTAGGTCTGATATCGGACGAAACCGTTAAATCTATCGAAACTGCTAGAGGGATGGCACAAGTAGAACGGGACATATATAACGCTGAAACCGATCTTATTGTAGTTTTAGCCCGGCAACGTAGGGAAATGGAGGAACAAAAGGCTATTCTTGCCGATCAAACTAAGAGTTCTAAGGAAAGGCAAGATGCAGCTAATGAAGCCCTACGGATATCTAGAGAGATGGAAGCCTCCGAATTAAAGATACTAGAGGCTAAATATCAGCAGATAAAGACGCAAAACGAATTGTCTTACACTTCTGATGAAGACAGGAGGAAAGAACAAGAGGCTTTAGCAGCATTGGAGGAAAAGAGAGCACAGTATTTATCACAACGGAAGGAACTAACTAGTCAGGTATCCGGGCTGGAAAAAGCTGATATGGCAGCCGCCGCAGTAGCCGATAAAAAGCGTGCCGAGGATTATGCTAAATCCCAAAAAGCGGCAGCGGAGAAAGTCAAAAAAGACAAAGAAGACGCAGAAAGGAAAGCCGCCGAAACCGCTAAGAAAGTTCAGCAGGAAGTTCTAAAAAGCTACGAAAACGGAATAACCGAATTGCAGCTAAAGATAAGAGAATCTAATATCGGTATAGTAGACAAGCAGAAGGCACTAGAGGACCAAGACGCGCTAAACCAAGCTATCTTAGAAAAGGAGCGATACAGGTTGCAGCAGGGGCTTATAACGCAACAGGAATTCGATAACATCAAGCTGGAACAGCGGATAGCATTCCAAGAACAGGTAGCCACCCTAGAAGCCGAAGAAGCCGCTAAGAAGAGAGAAACGGAAGCCATAGACCTAGAGAACAAACGTGCCATCGAGGAAGCCAGCATAACTAGTGACTTCGAACGTGAATCCCTTCGTCTAGAGCAGCAATACCAAATGGAAGTTGCGAACGCTGAGAAGACTGGGGCGGACATTTCTTTGATTGAATCCAAATACGCCCAAATACGGGAAAAGAGAGAAAAGGAACTGGTAAACGCCAAGTTACAAATGACAGCCGATATCGCCGGGCAAATCTCTAATATCATGGGACAGGAATCGGAAGCCGGAAAAGCGTTCGCTCTGGCACAGGCTACGATTAACACATACTTAGGTGCATCTAAGGCTATTGCGCAGGGTGGTATTTGGGGAGTAGCGCAAGCAGCCATCGTGATCGCTGCCGGATTGAAACAAGTAGCCTCAATTATGAAGGTAAAAGAAGAAGTTCCCAAAACTAACACCAGCGTTAAGAAGTTTGCCAAAGGTGGTACCGTGTTTGGTGCTCCGCATTCACAGGGCGGTGTAACGTTCACCGGATCAAACGGGCAGCAGTTCGAGGCGGAAGGAGGCGAGAATATGTACATCCTCAACAAACGTGCATCTCATGCTATAAATGCGTTGTCTGCTCTTAATCAGCAATACGGGGGACGGTCTTTTGGCAATTCTAATGCTTACCGATATGCACAGGGGGGAGGATTCGATGTTATCAGTACTCAATCTTATACGAATCTTAATCGGTCTATGTCTAAGCAAGCGGTTGATTTGTCCGACAAGACAGTGGCAGCTATCGCACTTGCGTTTGTAGAAGGGGTAGAGAATGCTCCAAATCCGATAGTTTCAGTCCAAGATATTACCGATGTACAACAAAATCGTACAATTGTTATTGATTCCGCATTGGGCTAATTCGTATTTGCTACAATTTGCGGATAGTAAGTAGGTTGTAACAGCTATTTTTGTGTTGAAATATAGTTTATAATATAGAATGGTTTATCTAGTAAATCTCTAATTTATGGATTTCAAGAAAATACGAATTATAGAGGCGGGACCGACCGCAAACGATTGGACGGATGAAGTTAACGGTGAATTAAAAAACGGGAAAATCGTTATTACGCCCGAATCGCTAGCGTCCCTTGTGGTGGCTGGTAGTATTCGCCCTATCCATTCTCGCCGGACACACAACGGTAACGATCTGCTGGACCAGTACATCGGTAGTTTCTCTAATTTCGTTGAGGAAAACGGAGTAGTCTACGCCGATCTGACCTTTTCGGAAGCTCTCTTAAAGAACTATCCGCAGGAGGCAGGATTTATGAAGGACATGATTGAAAAGGAACCGGAAATGCTAGGCGTTTCAGTCGTAGACCTAGACACTAAGGTGTGGAACGAAGAGAACCAAACATGGGACGTGACGAGTTTTGAAGAATTATTCACGTGTGACCTTGTAGGCTTACCAGCCGCGACAAGTTCGCTTTTTAATAACCAAAAATCAAAGAACAAAATGGGTCTTTTATCAAGCATTATCAGCACCTTTTCAAAGAAAACGGAGCTTAAAGAGGAAATCGTAGAAACGGTTAATGGTGAAAAGATCACTATTAAGGCAGCAGGAGAAGAGGCAGCCGTAGGTGACGAAGTAGTAAAAGAGGACGGAACCGCCGTGGAAGATGGTGAGATCACCGTTGATATCCCGGAAGAGGGAAAAATCGTTCTCGTGATCAAAGATGGCAAGATAGCCGAGTTCAAAGAGTACATGGACGAAAAGCCGGAGGAAACACCGGAGACAGAAACCAAGACACCGGACGAATTTTCTCAGCGTCTAACTGCTCTTGAATCATCTTTGAGTGAGATTAAAACAATGCTTTCCAAGCAAACGAAAACGCCACCTGTTGCAACTCGTACGGTGGGAGGCAAACCGAAAACAGATGCACAAAAAACGCAGCTTTCTAACGAGGAAGCACGCAAGAAAGCGCGGGAGGCGATGGTTAAGTTCGCAAAAGAAAAGTAATCACACTAAAATCATAGGAGACTATAAATTATGGCAATGACATTTACGGATTTAAATAATCTGAATATTAACTCACTGGCTGACGTCATTTCTTTGACTGTCGGGCTGGTTGGCGAAATGGAACGCGGTGCAACCGTTCTTTCTGGACTTGACAACAAAACGCCTATTGTTACTTTTGTAGCGAAAGATAAGGCACTTCGTAAGTCTGCTGGATGTGAAGGTACTTATGAGTACACAGATATGTCCGATCATGTAAAGTACTATGACTTCCAGCCTTTGGAGTTACCTATCGTTGTTTGTTTGCAAGATTTGTGGGGGAAGATGGTAGCTAAGGGTATTCATTTGTCGGACGATTTCGATGAAACTCAACTGGCAGGTTTCATGGCTTCGGAAGTACTGAAAGTTTTGGAGGCTGATTTGCTACGTCTCGCATGGCTGGACGGAACCAAGACAGGTGATGTTGCTTACAATATTTTCAAAAATGGTGGTTTCATTAAGCAAATGAAGGACAGCGCAGAAACTATCCTTCCTTTGCAGTTGACTACGGCTAGCGTAGAGGATACCATGAAGAAACTTATTGATTCACAACGTCCCGATCAAAAGGAACTTAGCGAGTTCTTCGTGACTTCTAATGTAATGCGCCTGTTTAAGAACTTAGTTCAGAGTAAGGACAACACAACTGCTCAGGAACATTTCGAGAACGGAAAAGCTGTGTACACTTTAGAAGGATACAAGATCAATGAACTTCCTCATGTTTCAGCGTCTATGATCGCAGATGCAACAGACGAAGATGCGTTTATCGCGTTTACTCCGAAACGTAATATCCAAATCGCTTTGGAAGATTCAAGCGTGAACATTAAACCGTTCATTCAAGATGCGAAAGACCGCAAGTATTACTCTACAACTGTGTTTGCTGCGGACGTAATGGTAGCTATTCCGTCTATTTTGAAACTTGCAACAAAAGCGAAAGCATAACAACTAATACCGAAAACTATGGCATGTATGAAATTAAATAAGGCTATCGTTTTTGGGTGTGCGGGCGGCTCAGTCGGTTTGGCTGGGCTGTACCTTGTTAACAAATCGGAATTGGCTTCTTTTGTAATGGGTGGCGATGGCGTGACGCTAAACTCTATAGTCCTTGTATCCGGTGCAAAGGCAATTCCGGTTGACTGTTACAAGAACGGCGCAAAAGTAGTGGACGCTTTGCGTACACTGGACGGTGCAGCCGGAATGGAACAGACGGTTACTATCACGGTCTACGATAAAACTTCTGACGGTGCAGCGATTAAGGAATCACTGCTATCCGGGAATTACGTAGCCTTCGCAAAACTCAAAGACGGCGGTAACATTAAAGTTGCCGGACTTAATACCGGGCTGGAAGTGGCAAGCATGGACGGAGATACTTCGGCGGCTGGCGGTTTCGATACCGTAACACTGAAAACACCGGATAACTCTAGGGGGGATCGCAATATAGTTGCTTTACCTGCTGTTTGGACGTATTTAGAAGATAATAAATTAACTTAACAACATGGGATGTATTAGTAATATCACGGGTGCAATAACCTACGATTGTTTAGGTGGAGCAGTTGGAATAGCTGATTTGTTGCTTATTAACTACTCAGATATCCAATCTATCTCCATCGCCAACGGTATCGCTACTATCACGTTGACTGTTTCGGGCAAGGTTATCCGGGTAGCGTCTATCCGAAAGGGTGCAAATGCTACAGAAGCCCAAAGAATTAACGAAAACGCCCCGAATGCGCTGGAACAATCGGTTAATTTTACCGTGTATAAGAAAACGAGTGCGGAAAACGTGTTTATCAATACCATTCTCAATTCTCGCCTTGTGGCGGTTGCAAAAATGGTTGAAACAGGTGTTTACCGTATTTATGGCTGTAATTACGGTTTGGAGGTATCCGGACTGGAAGAATCAGCAAATGATAACGGCGGCTATACCGCCATTACGTTAACCACACCTGAGAACGTTCTAGGAGAAGCCCGTGCATCAATCACTGAGGCTACATGGAATACTCTAGTGTCTAAATCATCATAATTATGGCTTGTTTAAAGAAGATAGCACAAGATTTAGCGTTTGATTGCGCTAATCCCGGTTTAATCTCTGGAATTGCCGGAGTAGAAGAAGCCGTAATATTGAACTACGAAGATGTTTCTAGTATCTCGGTATCTTCTACGACAGGACAGGCAGTAGTAACAATGAAAGCCGGAACCAGGGGATATACCGTTCAATCCGTAAAAAACTCTATTCAAGTGACGGAGGCATCGCGGGCAAACGACAATGCTCCTACTATGTTGGAAATATCAGTAATCATGAAACTTCTTTCATCGTTACCTGTAGTTAGCTACATTATCGCTTTGGTTTCTGGATCGTTTTTGGTTGCTATTAGAACAAAAAACAACCAATATTTCATTTTGGGATGTAACTCGCCGTTAGAGGTCTCAGATTTATCAACTGATAGTTCAACAGACGGAGTTTCAACCGCTACTTTAAAAACGCCGGACGGGTCTTGCGGAGATTTTCATTATAGTATTACGGCGGCACAGTATAACTCTTTAAAAACTGTATAATCATGGCAAGAGCAAAGAAAACTGTAACAAAAGATATCAAGCCCGTGCGTGAATTAATTCGCTTAACGGACGAGTTCGAGATTTTGAATCTCTGTAAAAGTATCACGCATCTAAAACTGGACCCTATGTGCCATATGGATCGTGCGTACGCGAAGAAATGGTATGAGGATCACTACTTGACGGGCATACACGTTCGCTACGTAATGAAACCGGGACTATCTATCAATCATGTGGCGGACGGAGTTGTTTACCGTGCATTTAACTGTACGGACGCCATCGCCGAACGAATCATGAAAGAAAATCCGGTTTATAAATCCTACTTTGAGGACTTAGGTCCAATAGAACCACAGGAGGACGTACCGACCGTTTTGCCCGCTGATCCTGAACCGGAACAAACACCGGAAACAGAAGCTCCAGAAGAAGAGAAGCCCGTAGAACCGGAGACCCCCGCTGATCCTGAACCGGAAGCCTCAGTAGAAACAACACCGGAGGCTTTAGTAGACGAGATTATGAAGGAACTGGAATAAACTAAAAGGAAACGTTAATATGATAGCTCACAAGAAAGTAAACGTAATAGTAGATAGAGCGCTCAAAGTTAACGCTAAGGTTTCCGAAAAGATTGTGGGGTATGGGGACGGAAACCTATACCCCCAAATTTTATCGGAACTTATATATGCTAGCAAAACCGCCTCTTTGAGTGTGGAACGGCTGAGCGAAGCGATAGAATGTGAAGGCTTTAAAAACCGTGTTTTTGGCGAAATGACGAACGCCCACGGAGATAACATGGACGAGATACTGAATATGCTGGCATATGACGTAGCTCGTTTCAGAGGGTGCGCTCTAATTGTCCAGTATGGAGGTGATTATCGCCCTAAAATGATTTATCCCGTTCCTTTCGAATACGTCCGTGCCGGGCTGAATAAAGACTACTTAACGAATCCGGTTATTCATAAGTACGTAGTGTTTAACAATTGGGATCGTCAAAATATCAAGTCTACCCAATTGGATAAAACGGCAGTTACCTATCCGGCGTTCAATCCAGATAACTTTGCGGATGAAGTAGAGTTTTTCGGCGGAATCGAGAATCACCCCGGACAGCTTTTGTACATAAACTTCTTCACTACGAAGCCCTATCCGCTTTCTCCGTTTCATGCAGTCCAGTCTGAGATGCAGGCGGAGGCGATGAACTCCACATATGTAGAACGTACTTTGACCCGTGGCTTCCATATGTGTTCAATTATATCGCATGGAGAGTTTACAGAGCAAGAGGAACAGAATGCTTTTGTGGAAGGGATTAAAAAAGTTATGGGAGCACAGGGTGCTGGAAGCGCAGTTCTTGTTCGTGATGACAATGCTTTGTCTGATAAACCGTTTATCAAGGTAGACCAGTTGGGCGTACCGATTGACGCTAATCTGTATAAGGCTTACAACGAACCGCTAAAAAAGGATATCGCTTCACAAGCCTACAATATTCCTATTCCTTTGGTTGACTCGTCTTTGATTTCATTCTCCAATGCGTCCGGTGAGGTCGTGAAGGAAATGCAAAAAGTTTATCGCCGTTCTGTGACGAAACTTCGTAGTAAGTTGAGTCGGGAAATTGCGCGTGCCTTAGACCTTCCAACAGAAGTATGTGAAATTTATAACGAATTAGAAGAATCTAACTTGACAGTAAACGTTAAAACAGACCCAAATGAATAGTTTTTCCGAAGTAATCAAGAAGTTCCGTGAAATCTTTGATATCGCAGCAGATGTTAAGGACACAGAGATAAACAAATGCATTCAAGAGGCAGATAAGCTCGATATAAAAGTAGCTCTTTGCGGTGATACATTCTTTTCGGTATCGAGTGAGCTAGGAGGTGGAAAAGGAGAGAGTGATATCCCTGCCGGAACCGATTCTGATTCTAATTATTCGTTAGATGTCGTAATAGCCGGGAAAAACTACAATATAGTTCCTCTTTATACGATCCTATGTTATTATGCGTTTGTGCGATATATGAAGATAGCGGACCAAAAAAGCACATCTACAGGACTGAAAACGCAGGTATACAACGGGTCGTTGATATTGCCAGACTATAACAAAAATAAGCGATGGGAAGAGGAACGTGGGAAAGCAGATGCTTTTATAGAGGATTTTCATATTGTATACGAGTTATTTAAGGAATCAAATAATCCAAAGGATAAACATTGTTGTGACTCTGTTAAGCCTTATCGAGTATGTTTTATAAGTTAAAAGAGTGAGGAAATGAAAAGGGAAACGAGAGACGATATTATGATTTGGTCTGCTGTGGGAATGCTCTTCGCAGGAGTGGGGGTGTCGGTTGCAGGTTTTTTAGTTGAGCCTTTAGGTATCATTCATGATACTGTATTATGGTTCTTTGCACAATGCTTGATATGGTCGGGAGCTGTTTTCGGCATCCCTGTCTATGTCAGAACTAAAATTAGTAGCATGATTGGTAATATACCCGAAAAAGAAAAAACGGAAGCGAAAAGGAGAGTAAATAATGAACTGGATCAAGGAAAGTAATCGCCCTAAACATTTGCTGTATGCTATTCCAGCAGGAGCACTATTTACTATTTTATTTGTGGCAGGATTGGCGGCAGGGATGGAGTTTAAGGACAGGGATTGGGGTGGGAAATGGGATTGGCTTGATATTGTGGCAACATTAATCGGTGGAGCTATCGGGCAACTAATTCAAGTTTTAATATTGATTTTAATTATATAGGAGGAAAAGTATATGAAAAGAGAAGATATAGACTCAATCATCATTCACTGCTCGGCAACACGTGCCGGACAAGACTTGCGAGCTAAGGATATTGACCGGATGCACCGGGCGCGTGGCTTTAATCAAATTGGCTATAACTTTGTAATTGATTTAGATGGTACTGTAGAAAACGGTCGGTCATTATCCATTGACGGAGCACATTGTAACACGAAAGGGTTTTCCGGTATTAGTTATAATAAACACAGTATCGGTATCTGCTACATCGGTGGGCTTGATGTAAGCGGACATCCCAAAGACACTCGAACCGAAGCGCAAAAGAACGCCCTTCGTGATCTTGTAGCCAAACTATGTAGGGAATATGATATAGTAGAGTTATTGGGGCACCGGGATACGTCTCCAGATATTAATGGAAATGGTGAGATTGAACCAGTAGAATATATCAAAGCGTGTCCATGTTTCGATGTCCGGAGTGAATTTACCAACTTTTTACGCAATACAGTAGTTAAACCATGAAAGTTCTACCTTGGATATTAGTATGCTTGCTACTTGGTGTACTCGTGTGGATGCGTTGTAATCCGCACGATCCATCAACGGTGTACATTAAGGGAGATACTGTACGTATCCGGGATACAATAAGAGACACCATTCCCATACCGGTAAAGGAAACTCTGAAGCGTACCGATACGGTGTATTTGCCGATTATAGTAGACACCACTACCGACAGAACAGTAGAAAGTGATTCAATTCCGGTACTTATACCGATCACAAGCAAGGAGTATAAGACTAACGATTATCGGGCGGTGGTTAGCGGCTATATGCCAAATCTTGATTTCATGGAAGTATACAGAGAAAAGGAGATCGTTATTCTTAAACCGGAGAAAAAACGCTGGGGATTAGGCTTGCAGACTGGATGCAGTTATCCGGGCGGTTGGTATGTTGGTATAGGAATAAGTTATAATTTGGTTATGTGGTAAATAAAAGGGAATATGAGGCGATAGTGTTCGTGGATTCCTTCTCTATTATTTTTACTGCTATATTATTTTTGGATATTTCACATATTATTTATAATTTCGTATTTACATTTTAATCTCATCTCATAATGTAACTTATATAAATTATATATTGAAGGTATGAAATATATATGTTTATTTCTTTTTGCGTGTATTTCAATAATATCCAAAGCACAAACTTTAATTATATCAGAAAATGATTCTACGGTTATGACAGAATATAATGATGGGAATCTTTGGGCATATAGAAATGCGAATGGTTTTATCGTTGGTCTTACGACTTATGAAACTAAAGATGATTATGGAAAATATTACCGGATAGAGATTTGCATCAAGAATCAGTGTGATTCATCGGTTATATTTACGCCAGACGATGTTACTTCTCACTTACTAACTAATAGAGGGGATAGTTCTCAATTAATAGTATATACAAATGAAGCTTTTCAGAAAAAGATAAGAAAGTCTCAAAACTGGGCTATGGCTTTATATGGCTTTTCTTCTGGGCTTAGTGTAGGAAGTGCCGGATATTCTACGTCTTATTCTACATCGTATTCGTCAAATGGTACTACTTCTACAACAATAACCAACCATTATGATGCAAATGCAGCTTTTCAAGCTAATATGGCATCATCTTACCAATTGCAAATATTGGGCAAAATGATGGATAATGATAGGGAAATAAAAAGGCAAGGATATTTAAAGAAGACAACAGTACATCCTAATGAGGGTATAATAGGATATATGAACATTAAAAGGAAAAAAGGAAAGATTCTAACTATAAATATACCTATCAATGGTTATGTCTATTCTTTTGATTGGGATGTAAGTAAATAAAATTGGGTTGAAGGTAAATGAAAGGCAGCTTATTAGGCTGCCTTTTTAATAAATAACTAAAGCATTCCTTTCTCTTTGGCTAGTTTTAAGATAGCCTCACAAATAAACGAAGTCTTATCGTCTACCTTTTCAAGAATTGAACAGACATCCTCCGGAGCCTTAAAGCCGTAGCGTTTCGCAGTTGTTTTCTTTCGTCCTGCTCCAGCTCTTGTGCCCCCATGTTTTCCCTTTGTTATTTCATCCATAATTGTTATATTTGCAAAATCCTAATCGGTTGGGGAGGTTTCCCTCCCCTTGGATTTTAGAGTAGAATTTCAAAGTTTACTCTTACTTTCCAGATTCTAAATGAAATTGCGAGTCTCATAATGAATACCGATTAGGTTTCTCTTCTTGCTTTCTCGGTGAAGAAGATTAACCGCTGTAATCATCTCTTTGATTACATTACAAAGATAAGCATTATTTTGATAACGTACAAACGAAATCAAGAAAAAGTTTAAGAAAATATCATTTTTAACATTTAGATAATATGTAACTTATTATCTACTTTATATTCATTACAATCAAAAGCAGCACACATAAGAATAAAGCGATCTTTTACTCCTAGTTTAGTATATCGGTTTACTGCGTCACTATTCTTTGAATGTAATCCGGCTGCATACTTATCAACTTGTACTTTGTTCATTAAGTCTACATGCGTTTTACGAGCTAGTTTGCTACTTGCTACTTCATATAGGGGCTTATATTCATTTTTGCTTTTCGCTTCATCAAATACAGCAACAAGTCTATCTATTTTGCAGTATTCTAACAAAACTTTTATCTTGTCATTGTATCCTCGTTCTCCTGATACATAGCGTAATATAGGGAAATTGAAATTGTATTTCTTTATAATTTCTAAAGCAAAACGCATTAAAGGAGTTTTGATTTCAATTCTTGTATCATTTTCTTTTAGAGTTTTGTGTGGTAAGTAATGAATGAAAGGAATATCTTCTTCTATTGCGATATTATCAAAGGATAGCGTTTGGAAGTCTCCAATTCGACAACCTAAACTACATTGAAGTAAGAAAGCGTCTTTAGTCTCTTGTAGGGAGCTGGGGACATCTGTATTTTGTAGTTTAATGAACTCGGCTTTAGTTAAAAATATAGGTTCATCGTATTGTTCCTTCATCATTACTGTTTTACGCTGTTTTCCAAGTTTACGGAATGGTGATACTGGTATTTCATCGTT